ACTCCGTCCTCATCAACAAACTCAGGACATGAATAATGTAAATCGGCAGCATCACCAGTAACCTTCTGAACACAGTAGCGTGCAATATAAGCAGCAGACTGGAAAGTAACATTACCAATAGACGAAAGGCCAAAAGGCCAAAGGGATTCTAAAAATTTACTTGTGTAAATTTTCTCACCCGAAGCAGATTTTCGAAAATAAACCTTATCCGAAAAATCAAAACCAAATAAACAAGCATGAAAATGAGGACGCAACGTAGATTCACCATACTCACCGCCCATATAAAAACGAACAGGACGTTTAGAATTCTTACGTAAACGTTTCATAAACCGTTGAAAATCAGAATAATTTAACGAACCACCGGCGGGTAGATTGGACTCATCGTAGGTAAGCGTAATAAAGGAATTGTCTTCATAAAGCGAGGATTCATGCAAACAACGCATAGCCCACTGCCTGGATCTCTCCAAACGGCAACCGATACACTGGCCACACGGCAACTCAAGCGAACCATCGACACCCTTTTTACTACGACTTACAAACTTTACAGAACCATCCAACATCCGGACAGCCGGCATAGGATGGTAGCAAGGCATCAGAGACGCCAACCGCCACGCATAGGATTCTTACCAACGTTGGCCGCGGCCACCGTCCTGGTATTCCGATTAAAACGCTTCGCTGACCGTCCCTTGTTGACGGCATAACGGGCTACAGGCTTCATAAAATCCCCCAAAGTTTGACCAAAAAAGACACCCCTAACGAGGTGTCACCTAGACCAGTTACATCAAGTAAAAAACTGGTCAAGCGTGGTTTTACCACGAAATCAGGACTCCTTCAAGTCCTTAGCACGAGCCACCAAACGAGGCTCATCAAGAAGCTCAATCAAACCAATTGAGTCCTCAAAAGAACCAAGCTCATAAAGCTCAAAATCATCAGGATGACGAGAAAGATCATCGGTAGAATCCTTACGATTCACCTCATCACGAAAAGAACGCAAAGCAACAGGCACAGCAGGAACAAAAATAGGACGACCAAAAGCCTGAGCAGCAGTGTCCTTAACAGAAACAATAACCAACTTCATAATAAATCTCCAAAATCAAAAGACAAATTAACGAAACTTAAGAACCAAAGAAGAAACAACAGACAATTCGTTTTCACGAATATCACGAATAGCAAAATCACGCTCAGAATTGATCAAACGCTTAAGCTGAGCAATACGAAGATTCAAACCATCACAAACAATAGAACGCTCAACAGGAGTCAAAACGTCAACACTTGACGCAACAGCAGAAGAAGAAGAAGCCATAAAAACACTCCAACAAATCGTGCAACATCGCACGAAACAAATTATACAACAAAAAACCCGCCGAAGCGGGAATTTTTTGTCATAAATGTAAAAAAATGTAAAAAAATCAGCCTCCGGCAGGGCCCCCATCAGGAGTACCTGACGGGGGTACAACTTGAACCCGCATTGGAGCGGGTTCTACGTCCGGCACCTTCAAAAAGCCAAGCTTACGAGCCTCATCACGATTGGAATCATCTTCCAAAAACGACATCAAACGTTGAGGGTCATTCATAAAACGAGCCCTAACATCAGCGGGAACACGCAAAAACTCCTCTTGCGCAGCACGGACCAAATTCATAGCAGAATGAAAATCAGGAACATCAGTAAAATCACCAGACTGTGGCATTGCCAAATCATTAGGTAACTCACCAGTAAGACCAAAACGACGAACAATAGTGTTTATATCAGATTCTTCCTTAGCAGACTGAATAGCCAAAGAATCATCCAAACACATTAAACCCGTCTCCAAAGAAACAGAATCACGATCAAAATTGTAAGCAGAACGCAAAAACATATTACCTCCGAATTTTAAGAACTTGCAAAAGAACATCAATAATGGGCTTAAGCTGACCAGCCTCACGCCCAATATTACCCAAACTGTCAGCAGCTTGATAATCCAAATCCAATAACTTAGTTTCAGATTTAAGCTTACCAATAAGAGCAGATAACTGATTACGCACAGTGACTTGAGTCAAACCTTGCTCGAGCATCAAATTAGCAGAAGCAGCCAACTGATGCACAAGAGTTTTCAAACGCTGACCCTCAAGAGGATAATTCTCTGTACGAGAAACAATCTCCTTAAATTGAGCATCCATAACATTAATACCCGAACGCAAAGAATCAGCAGAAGCACCAGTTTGAGAAATCTGAGCCTCAATTAAACCTGCTTGAGCACGTTTATTAAGAGTATCAGCCTCAATATTAGCAACTTGAGCAGAATTCATCTTAGTTTGTAAATCAGCATTAACATAAGATGAGCCAGGTCGACCAAAATCACCACCTGAAGCAGAAGTACCACCAGCAGGACTACCGCCGCCTTGTGAATAAGCCAACATGGGATTTAACCCAGCGGCTTTCATATCAGCAGTAGTAGTCTGATAACGAGTAGCAAATTGTTGCGCAGAAAAATTTTGCGCATCCTCTTGCCTACGTTGTGAAGCCTGGGAAGATAAAATACCTCCCAAAATATCACCACCAGCCGCAATAAGTGGACCTAACATCAGAAATGATCAATCAGGCCAGGAACAGAATACAACGGCATTGGACGAGCAGTCTTACAATCGATAAAACTGTCAAACAAAAACTGCTGACCATTAGCCTCAGAACCAACAGCAACAATACGAGCAACAGGTGGATTATCCTGAATAAACGTATTATTCAAAGTAGGCAAAGTATTAAAACGCTGCGCCAAATGCCAAACATCAATGGTACCAGCAGAAGTAGACTTAAACAAACCCGAAATCTGAGAAGGCTTATAACGATATTCAGCCCAACGCTCTTGATAACCAAAAACAGCATTATCTTGAGCAGTATCGCCGGTAACATAAATTTCCTTATTCAACACAGCTTGTTCACCAAGCATAGCAAATGCAGGAAAATAGAAATCATACCTAGTAGACCTTGACCACATACGATCAAGGCCTTGTTGATATGTCAAATCAGCACGAACAGAACACAAACCAATAATAACACCATGCTCAGTAAATGACTGAGTAAAACCATTACGCATCAAAGCAGTGCCAATAGCACCAAGATTAGCAAGAGGTGTATCTCCACCAGTAACGCCAGTACCAGAAGTCTGAGCTACAGGATTAATAATAACAGGATTAGAACCGCCACCCAAATACTCAGGACGCTGCAGACGAGCATCAGGAGAAATAACACCAAAATGGGCCCGAATTATCTCAGTATAACGAGTCCCTCCACGTGCATCACGCTCTAACAACTTCTGAATCTGAAAACTCTGACGCAACTGATTAATAGTAGCAGCAGTAGCGGTAGACAAGTCAGCATAAAGCCTATTATTTTCATCAGAAGCAGAAAAAGAAGAAACCTTAACATAATTACTTGGAACACCAGTAGTGTCCAAATGATTAGAATAGGCTAAAGTAGAAACACCACTATGAAAAACAGCAGGTAAATTCTGAGTAGGATTTTGAATACCTACATAAGCTTTGCTACCCAAAGGCAAAGTAACAGAAGGTCCCTTCTGAGGCCATGGCAATGCAGATGTAAAATAATCATGCCGCTTACCACGACGCAACAAGACAAAATCAGAATAAGTATCAGGGCCATCACCCTTAGGAACAGAAACAGAATTTTGTAAATTCTGATCTCTAAACCACTCATTCCATATCAAATTGTAAGCACGAGGCCAAAAAGCACAATGTGAAACAGTATCAATCGCATTAACTTGGCCAACAGTAGGCAAACCCATATAATCTTGTAAAGAACCAACAGCATATCCCCCAGCAGGGGAAACTTGCTGAGGAACAACATAACTAATAGAATCGCCAGGGTCAACCTGTTCACCCATAAACTTTTGCCAATTGTTCCATATCAACCTATTGGGAACAAAAAAGAAAAAAGTATCCAAATGCATATTATCCATAATTGGATGAATAGGCGTAGCCAAACGAGCAAATCCAGTAACCTTTAAATTAAAAGTATCTCCAGGTAAAACCTCATCAACATAAAACGGAATCAAATAACCAGCATCAAACGTAGTCTTATGTGTAAACTGACGGGTAAAAGAAGCCCGAGGAATATCAGCCTTAGGCACCATAGAAAACTTGTGCGGATCAACAGAACGATTCTTGTGCATCATCATAAAAAACCTCTTTTCAATTGTGTTAATTGAGCCGACTTAACCTGACGTTTAACATCAAGTCGAGCAGACGAAAACTCACCGGCCAAACGGCCAGAATACGCATCCAACTCACGTTGAGCGACCAGATCAGAAAAAACGCCAGGACTCTCACGCTCAAAAAGTACATCATAATACTTAGGTGGCTTAGTCTTAACACCGTTTATAACGACATAATCACGAGGAAAAACATCTGTTTGATATTTTTCCAACCACTTAGCACCAATTCCCGGCTTCAAACTCATATGATTAAACTCCGGAACAACCGAATTACGAATAACTCCGTCCTCATCAACAAACTCAGGACATGAATAATGTAAATCGGCAGCATCACCAGTAACCTTCTGAACACAGTAGCGTGCAATATAAGCAGCAGACTGGAAAGTAACATTACCAATAGACGAAA